AGGAGATATGAAAATGGCTAACTCCGTAAAAAAAATGCCGGTCCAGCAAGAAGAAAAACCCGGCCAGCACTTGGCCACCTCAGATATGTGGCGCCCCTTCGAAAAACTCCGTCAGCAGGTTGATCACCTGTTCGAGGATTTCAACCGAGGCTCGCTTTCCACCCCATTCGGCCGAGGCCTGTTTGACGCCGAACCCTTCTGGCGCAGGGAACTGATCAGCCGCAATGTACCCGCCGTGGACATTTCCGATAAAGAAAAAAGCTACGAAATCACGGCCGAACTTCCCGGCATGGATGAAAAAAACATCGAGGTCAAACTGTCCAATGGCAGCCTGATCATCAAAGGCGAAAAGAAAGAAGACAAGGAAGAGAAAAGAAAGGGCTACTACCTCTCCGAGCGCCACTATGGCTCGTTTGAACGGGTATTCAACCTGCCCAAAGAGGTCGACGCCGACAAAATCGAAGCCAGCTTCAGTAAAGGCATATTGACCATATCGCTACCGAAAAAGCCTGAAGCCATCAAGCCAGAAAAGGTCGTGCCCATTAAAAGCAGCTGATGCTGCACCCTTGCCCCTTGTCGCGCCCACGGCAAGGGGCGTCTGGGAAAATGCCACAGACCCTAACAGGGCAACCACCTCGATTCTTGATGCGTCACCGACCGCTGCACCTCAGTACGCATCGGAGAGCAGCAATGGACAAATACCAGCACAGCCAGAAAGACAAGCTGTTCAAAACAGACAAAACAGATCCATACCTGGAAGCGCACCGACCTGGTGGCTCAGCGCAATGTCCGGAATGTGGCGCCAAATACCATGCAGGTCAGTGGTCATGGCATGCTGATGCGTCCCACGTTTCAGTCGAAAATTTTGTCTGCCCGGCCTGCAGGCGTATCGCCGATCGCGCAGTAGCGGGCCAAGTGCGGCTGGCAGGAGCATTTCTGCAAAAGCACCGCGAGGAACTTGTTCATCTTGTCCGCAATACAGAAGCAAGGGAAAAGGCCGAGCACGCCTTGGAACGACTGATTGATGTAACAGAGGATGGCGATGAGGTTCTGGTTACCACGACCGGCCTGCACCTGGCCAATCGCATCGGCCACGACCTGGAAGCTGCTTACGACGGAGACACCAGTTATCGCTACAGCGACAGCGAGTTCTACCTCAGCGTGGACTGGCGTCGAGACTGATTCGACACAGATCAAACCCAGAGGTAAAAATCAGCAGTCAGAAACGACAAAGGGCAGCCACATGGGCTGCCCTTTTCGCCTGTTCATTCCCAAAGTGTTCCCAAAACGCTCCCATTTGAAGGGAAGTCTTGAAAAACGCCTTTAAAAACAAACGCTTAGATGGTGCGGACGAAGAGACTCGAATTTAGCAGGAAATAACCAGTATTTACTGGCAAGACCACAGAGGAAAGGCATTAGCTGTACTAGAAACTGTACTAAAAAATCACAGCTGGGGAACTTCGACGATCTCCACAGAGCACAACTATATCAAGCCGCAACCGGTCGCGCCGGCCGACAAGCCACATCAGGAAAATGATCCACCCCCTCCACCCAGGCACGCAACTGGATGCGATAGTCCCGCCACTGGCGATCATTACCAGGTAGCGCTGCAGGGTCACCATCCTCGATGCGCAACAGCTGATCGGCAACCACCAGCAACTCTGCTGCTTTCCATGCCGTCTCTGCCTCAACCGCCGCACGATAGGCAATCATCGGGTCAATGGCCCAAGTCCCGTCTGTCATTGCAATGTAGTCAGCAGCGCGATCATCCTCTGGCCGAGCACCAACCATCGCAATGAATCCGTCCGGGCAGTTGCCGCCAATTTGCTGGAAATTTTCACCGACCTTTGCGTACACAGGAAAAATCATCCCTTAACCCTCCAAACCTGCGCCCTGCAAGGGAGGGCTGTTTGATTCGATGCTGGATAAGTAGGCGTCGTTATTAACTGCCCGATAGGCGTGTTAATAAGCAGGCCAGCTGATCCTGTTCGAGCAACAATTTTATCTCTTCGACCGGCAGCCAGTACGCCATAGGAGGCCGTAGTGGTGCCAAACTCTGCAGGTGTACAGGTTTCCCATTCACCATTGAATAGGAACTGCGCTACGCAAATCACCGGGTGGTCGCCAAACGGGTTTGCCACCTCATAGCGAGAGTTAATCGCAACGTTCACAGGCGAACTCTCAGAGCCGCCATTGAAGTAGACATAGGCAAATCCAGTTGCAGAATCCAGCGCGTTTAGCTGCGCCTGTTGGTTGGCGTAGCTGGTTGCCAATACGGCTGCATCGGCAAGCCCTGGGTTACTTACTGAGCCGAACAGCACCACACCCCAAACACCAACACCGTGCGTAGGGAAGGTTTCTGTACCTGTACGGGCAGAACCAGAGGCATCAAATGCAACTGCGTAACCAGATGCTGTAGCACCCTGTGGGCGAGCAGTGACAGCCGCCCCCAACTTGAATGCCCCAGTAAGTCCACCACCAGCTACTACTAAGCCTTCCCCAGCATTAATGCCTAATCCGCCTGTAATATTTTGGAGCTGGTCTTGGCGCAATGATCCTGGGGCAAATCCAAGACTTCCATCACCCCGGAAAAATGCCGGGCCAAGCGAGCCTGCCGACTTGCCGTTCCAGTCTGGAACCCGGATCTGGTTAGCTGCACTGTCATACGCCCAACACAGCCGCTTGGTAGGGTCCGACAGCCACAAGGACGGCGTCGTTACCGGAACAGATGGGGTACCGCTGGTTAGGTCTGCTACAGCGGCAGGGTACTGAGAGGATGCGTTAGAGATCAGTTGACCATCAGCCTTTACAACGCCATTTGGTGAACTGCTGCGACTCGGGAGTGCCACAAGCTCACCAAAGAAGCGTCCTGCCCTCCCATCAACTGATGCCGCCGACGCTGCTGCCGCTGCGGCTGAAGAACTTGCAGAGCTTTCTGACGATGATGCAGCAACAGCGGCAGCGGCCGCTGCCTGGGCAGACTCGACAGCCAAAGCTGGTTGTTCTTCTATTTGTGCAAGCGTGAGATTAGACGTCACAGGGTCGCCATTGGCGTCGAATGCCAACACCTTTGAGGCCCGCAAGCCCTTTATAGGCAGTGGCGGAATGCCTTCAGGTTCAAGTGGGCTAACAGTAAAAGCTCGGCCGCTGTCCCGGTTGATCTGTTTGACGGCCAACCAGAGCCGGTCTAAATCTCGGTTAACCGTTCCCGACAGAAGGTCACCGTTATTCTGGTAATCGTTCAAGCGTTGGAATGGCATCATCTGTTGGAATAGCAGATCCCCACTCGGCGGTGCCGCGAAGGTACAAGTGCTGGCTGGGTTTCCAATGTTGGTCAACGTGAAACCCGAGGTGACCAGAACACCATCCAGGGTGATCTGTAGATCGCTCGCATCCAGTAGCAGGAACGGGATGGTAAAAACGGTGGTCACGCCGTTGGCGGCGTAGCGCTTGTAGGTGACTCCGGGTTGAACTGACATGGTTGGCCCCTTTGAATCGCGGGCTCAGTAGTCGACCTGCACCTCGTGCACGCCCGCATTAGTGCGCCAATCGTCCCGCCGAGCCTCTGTCGGTTTCCCGACTATTCGGCCAATGCGTACTGGGGTTTGGGCGATGGCGCCGGATCCGGAATCGAGATAGTCATCGTCCTGGTCGGTGAGGGCCGGGTTGAAGTCCCGCATCTGGTCCCACAGAGGGCCGCGCAGCACGTCGACGTGCGCCCACAGGAAGCGGGCCGACAGCGGCGACTCCAAGGCGTCGAGGATGCGTTTCTGTTTGTTGGTTGAGCTGTGCTCTTCCCCTACCCCGCAGCCGGTGCCCTTGAGTGCCTGGCGCAGGATGGTCGGGACGAAGCCGCCCGGGCCGTTCGTCTCCACGACGACACGGGTGATCTGGTACTTGATGACCAGGTCGCGAACCTGTTTGACCTGACCGCCGGTAATCTTCTCGGTGCGCTCGTCGAATTCGGCGATCTCGCCTTCCAGGCCTTTGCACACCTGCCAGTACAGCTGGCCGCGGGCGTCAGTGAGGATCAACGAGAAGGCCGAGGCGTCCGACTTCACCTTGCCCAATGAGCAGTCCCAGTATGCTGCAGCGCCGACGATTTGCGTGCTGCCCAGGTACATGGCGCAGGCGCCGTTGGCGTAGCGGATCTCCGGATCCAGGTCGTATGGGATCATCCGGGCCGGGTCGAGGCGAACCTCGGTAACCGGCTTGCTGTGCAGCTGATACTGGCTGTCCCATTCGTTGATGGTCCGGGTTTCGCGGCGGCGCGTCTCCAACGTGGCCATGTCGAAGCGCTCAGGCCAAGCACTACCGGCATAGCAATCGACCAACGTGCCGGGTGCTGTAAAGAAGGCAATACCGGTTTTTGTTAATTGGTAATCCTTGCCAACCACCAGTACCCGCGCGTGCTTGCCGATACCAGAGAACACCACTTCTGGCACAAATGGCACGTCGTAGACGTTCTCCTTGGCATCGTCTATCCGATGCTCCTGATCGAACATGCGGATGGTCAGACAGTCGGCACCCATGCTCTCGACCTCGTCATACAGGCTGTCGTGCGTATGCGGGGTGCCGATGTACAGTTTGCTGCCGCCCGGTACCAGAATGTGCGTTTGTTCGCCCAGACGGTACCGAAGCTTTTCCCGGGCCTCAGGCGTCTGAATGTTCCTTGGTACCTCAACGTCGTCGTTCTGGCACTCGTCGGCCCGTGCAGACGTGACGTTCGACAGGATGCCCTTGGCGAACATGCTGGCGTTCCGGAAGTCAGCAGCGCCTTCCACCCACCACTGCTCCACCGTGCCCTGGTTGGGCGGCAGCAGATGGCGGGTCAATGGATGGTTCCGGATTACGTTTTGCGTGTCACGACTGGTCTTGTAGGCAGTCGGGTCTGACTCCGACTGGTGCAAGATTCGGAATGTGGGGTTCTTGTAGTACAGCCAGGCGTTATAGATAGCCAACAGGGTCGACTTACCGAAGCCCCGGAAACAACGCAAAACGGCCAGAGGCCCTTTAGCCTCCAGCCATATCAGTGCGCGAACGTGGATAACCGGCACATCCCACCGCATGCGCCGGGCCCACAGCATGAAGAAAACCAGTAGGCTGACTTTCTTCTCGGGCTCAGTGGACATTACCGCTTCGCTGCATCTTCTCGATTATCGCCTGGGCTTCGCGCTCAGCGGCCGCCAACTCGCCTTCCAGTTCGTCTACAGCATGGCCAGCGTCTGGCGCCGGCTTCTGCCGGTTCATCACGCCGGCGATGTTCACAACCTTCAGCAGCAGGGTCATGGTGGCGGCGGCGTTTTTCTTGCACCAGTACCGGTCGCCGCGCTCCTGCTGGGTGAGTTCAGCCGGGGGTTTCTCGGCTCCGGGCCAGTTGTGCGGATCTACTTCGGTGATAACGACCTCGCCCAAGCGTTCGCTGAGCGCCTGCAGGCGGGTGATTTGATCGTCACGCATATCAGCGCCCCCCTACAGCTGCGCCAAGGCTTGGGCCGCGATCTGGCGTTGCTTCGCCAGGCTCCCACCAGAACTGCTGGCCAAAGTCCTTGCGCGCGCGGCGGCGCATGTTGCGCAGATAGCCAGGGGAGAAATACTCCTGCAGCTGGTGAAAGATCATGTGGTCAGTTGCGGCCTTGGTGTACCAAAGGTTTGCCGCTGGTGTGTGGCTCTTCAGCAGACGAACCAGGTTGCCGCCAACCTTGTCGACGTCGCCTTCCGTGGCACTGCCTTTCAGGTTCGCGATGGAATCGATGTCACCAGCGATTGGCCCAAATATTGAAGCAACGAATGAGGTTCCCATCTGCGTCTGGTTGCTGAATAGGAAGTCGCCGTACAGGCCGAGCGAACCACCCTTCAGGAATGCGGCGGCACCGAAACGAAGGCCAGGCACCCCCAACACGCCGTCATCCAGCATATTCTTGGGGTCGCGCCCACTGGCAATTTCATTGAGCTGAATGGCCATACCGCCAAGTACCGTGGTACTGGCCATCAATGCGGCCATGTACCCGGCCTTACCCCAGCCGGTTTCTTGGGCCATGGCGCGCTTGAAGTGGCGCATCATCATGGCAATAGAAAAGCTTTTGAACTGCCAGAACGAGCGCGTTATCTCGCCCTTGACCGTGCCACGCTGCACGCCGCCGTGCATGAACGCTTTTTCGCGTGCGCCAGGCTCGATGATGGCCATATTGGTTTCGTCCAGCACGGTACCGAGCAGCTTGGTGGCTGCCTGATCCTTGAGGCGCTGCGGTGTGGTCTTGAGCTGACGTGCCAGTTGCACCAGGTCGGCGTCCGGTATGCGGTAGATACTGCCCGACGTCAGCACCGTATCTCCTGAGCCACGCCAGTCCTCCGGCTGCGCAAGACGCCAGACAGCCCAGTCAGTTTCAGTTACACCCTGACCAAGTAGCCGCTTGCTGTCGGCAGGATCCATGCTGGCGATGGTTTGGAAGCGGCGCGACATATCCCCTATGGTGTCCATCATCACGGCACCAAACGCACGCTGGGCGCCGGCAGTCATGGCGTTCATGCCTGACACCTGCATCACCTTGCTGGCTGCGGTCTGAGAAAACTTGGCGATGCGGCCCGAGATCTGCTCAGTGGTGCCAAGGCCATCAGCACCCCAGCGGTTCAGGCTGCCGATCATCTGGTTCAACCCAAGGCCTGCACGCTGCGCCAGTCGCCGATCGGTAGCGTCAGCCGGATTAAGCATACGCAACTCGTTCTCGAACACCTTCATGACCGGCATACCGCTCATGGAAGCAGTGAGGCCCAGCGTTCCCTGGTCGGTAACACTGGTGATAACCGCCGAACCCAAGCGGCTGGCCACGTTAAGGGCGCGGTAGGTATCGAAGCCGTTGGCAATGGCTGCCGACGCTGGCGGTTCGCGGGTGCCAGCCACTTCCTCGTAAAGGTATTCGATCTTCTTGCGCTGCTTCTCGACGCTATCCCGGGCCTTCTCTCCCTTCTTCCCCTGGATCGTTAACGCGGTATCCATCTGTGCCTTCTGGCCAGCATCGAGGAAGTAGCGCATCTGGTTGTTGGGGTTCGGGCCTAGGGCTTCGACCAGGGAAATATCGCGGGCGGCGCGATCAATGTGGCCGATCAGAAGTTCCAAGAGGTTCTTGTCGCCATAGGCCTGCTGTGCGGCGATGAAACTTTCAGCATCCTTATAGTGGATCTGCCGCGACTCGCTGCCACGGTTGGCGCGCATGCCATTACCGGCGACGTTGCCTGGCTCCATCTTGTTGGTACCACCGGTGGCCAGGGTCTGCCAGGCGTGATTCAAGAACTCTGTCAGCTGCTGGTCATTCATGGGCGTGCCGTCTTCGTTCATGTACTTAGCACGGTTCGCCCATTTGAGGTGGTCGCCCACCCACTTGGCCTGATCCTTGGCTACCTTGATTTGCGAATGGTCACGCGGCATGGCCCAGTCATCCAGTTGGCCAACATCGCCACCTGAACGGTTGAAACGCTGGCGCAGCTGTTCGGCAGTGTCGGCAAACTGCTTGGCCGCAACCTTGGCAGCAGCATTGCCAGAATCTTGCCCGTGCAGCTCGCGCACCAAGGCAAGGTTGCCGGCCTCGTCCTGGAACAGGCCCATGAACTTGCCTTTGGTCACATCGATAACATCAAGCATGTTGCTCAATGCGTCGTCACGGATTGCGCGGGTGGCTGACTCAATGGACTGGATACCGCTCTTGCCGTCACTGGAGAACGCCAACAACCGGTCGAGCCCTTCGAGCGGCTGGCCAGGGAAGCGCTTCATATAGCTCTCGATGCGGTCGTGAGCCAGGATCGTCAGCGCAACGCGCTTCTTCTTGAGGTCGGCTTCCGCAACCAGGTCTTTGGCGGATTTGGTGGCAGCTTCATTCAGGCGGTCAGCGGCTGTCTTGGACTGCCAGGCAGGATCGGTCTGCGCCAATTGCTTCATGTTCCGGCGAACGCGGTTTTCAATGCCTTGGATTTCAGCTTGGGTAAGGGATCGACCAATCGCCTGGGTGACGGCCTGGATACATTCGGGGCGCATGGGCTTGCTCCTTGGGGGATAGGAGCAAGCCTATGGCGGTGATAGAGTCGGTTTCCCGACTATTTCAAGGACGATCCTTCTATGTTGCGTAAGGCTTTTTTACCTTTCCTTTTCATCGCCATCTCACAATCGGCGTGGTCGTTCGGCGAGATGAAAAGTCTAGAAGGGTCGACGGTTTTACTATCTGGGGACATAGAGAAAGTTTCCTGCCCAGCCTTTGGAAAATACGATTGCCTGACCTTTCCGAACAATTTGTACAAGTTCAGCCTTCAGAACATTTGCTTCACCACCAACATCACCTGCGGCTATGACTGCAAAGGGTTCATTGCGGATAAGCAGGGTACTCGCTCTCTCTACGTGCTCGGCTCCGCCTACAACAGGGAACTGGAAATGGATGGATTTACCCAATTCCAGTGCCCAGCCTTGTATTAAAAACCTCGCTGCAGGAAACAAGCGGTAGCAGCAGCAAACCCTCGGGCATCCTGTTGGGCGGCACGGATATCGGAATCTGCCTGGGCCAGTAGTTCACGCGCGGAAATGGTCACCGGCTTGCCGTCAGCATCCATCGCTCCCGTGGCCAAGTGCATATCATCCATGCGTGCCAGAACCTCATTAGCCAGTTGGATGGTGGGATCGGTATCGATCTGGCTGGGGCCTGCAAGGTCTGTTGCATCTTTTGCCGGTTGCGATGCAGTTTCAGCGCCTGGTGTTGCGGGTTTCGCCTGATTTGATGCAGGTTTCGCCTCTGGCGTTGCAGGCTGTTGCGCAGGTGTTGCACGTTTCGGTGCACCGATATCCAGCGCCACAGGCTCCGGACGAGGCTGCAAGGCATCCTGCTCAGCCATCAGCCGGGCGATTTCCTGTCGCGCGACCTGGGCGATATTGACCCGGTTGCCCTCGGCCACGCCGGTGGCCAGCGGCTTCGGCTCGAACCCTTTGGCGATATCGTCGGCCCGCGACTCCATGCGCTCCTGCAGGCGCCGCGGGATCTCACCGCGCTGGATGGCTGCCAGCTCACCCCGGGCAAGCTCGGCAGTCCTGTTGCCCTGCAGCGAATCCTCCAGGGTCGTGACACGCTCCGTCAGCTGCTGCCGCTCCTGCTCGAGCGCCTGCTTGGCCGAGGCCTCTGCACGCTTGCGGCTCTGGCCCTGCTGTTGGAATTCCTTGGCGCGGTCGCGGAAGGTGGCGTCCAGGCCATCCAGCGAGCGCTGCACACCGGCCAGCTCAGCGCGAACATCGGCCACGTTCGGCAGTGCGCCGGCCGCCTCTGCCTCCAGTTCCTGGCGGGCGACGGGCTCCAGTTCCTGGCGGGCAGTTTCCAGCGCCTGCTCGCGGGTAGGCGCCACCGGCCTTGGCTCATCAGTACCGCGCAGAAACTCAGCAGCGTGGATGCTATCGGGCAATACCACTGGTTCGCCACGGCTGATCTGACTGATAGCCGTGCGTAGCGCTTCTTGGTGAGCGACGGCCGACCGGGGATTGATCGGCGCACCTGGTGCAGTATCTACGTCGAAGTGCTGGGTGGTTCGCTCGGCAAGAGCAGCATCTACCTGCTCGGTGGTGGGTCGGCGCATACCGGCACGACCGATGCCAAAGAATGCAGCCCCGAGAATAGCGTCGGTGGCCAGCGCAGTACCGTCCATAACCTTGTACTGCGCGGCCTGCGCTGTGTAGCCGCCGCTCTCTAGGATGGCAGCGGTAGCACCACGGCCCGCCATTCCCAATCCAATGTTCGCGCCTACGGCAATTGCCGCATCTCCCAGTACCGGGCCGACAAACCGGGCGGCAGGCAAGATCGCACCCACCCCCACGGTACCGGCATCGATCAAGCCCTTGAGGGTTGCGGTTCCCTCGTCGATCCCTTCAGCCATGGCGACCTGCTTGCTGCTATAACCTGCAGGCGCACCAGCTGCGACAGCGCCACCAACAACACCACCCATTACGGTACCGGCGACAGTACGCGGCAGGACGGCTGCGGCCTCGCCCAGGATCTGACCGACAACACCGACTTCAGCAGGATCAGGGCGCAGCTCCATGACCTCTTGGGCGGTGCCCTTCCCCAGCGTTTCCTGGCTCGATCGCTCGGCGCTGGTGACATCCGGGGTACCACCGAACTTCGGTTCAGGCAGCAACACGCTGGCTGCCGTATCCAAACCAGTCTGCCAGAGCGAGCTGAAACCGGACTCGACCGCCGAGCTTGCCTCAAGCCCACCACGCAATAGGCCAGGGCCGATAACGTCAAGAGCGCCCGTAAAGGCGCCTGGCTCAAGTCGTTCGGTAGTTCTGTCCAGGCGCTGCTCTTGGCTCGCTACCTCACCCTCGTCGACCATTCCATCAAGCCAGCTCACTTAGCTACCCCCACGTTAACGATCATCGGTTCATTGGTCTTCGGGTCTACCTGAATACGACCCGCGTTCAGCAGGTAGTAAGCGCCCTCCTTGCCCGGTACCGGCGACATAGGCATGTCCTCCAGCTGGCCGATGGGAAACTCAGTACGCTTGGCCAGGCCTTCCAGTTCGATGTCCACGATCTTGCCGAAGTTGCTGTCGGACATGCCGTAGGGCTTCACGACCTTGGCGCCAGCACGCTCTGCAATGCCACCAGTGATCATGTCGACAGCAGCCTGGGCCGTCTTGCTATCGAGGTCATCTCCCGCTTCATAGCTCAAGCCCTTCGACGTAGCGGTACCCACGTACAGCGCTTTGAAGCCTTGGTAAGCCTGCTCCCGCTGCTGTGTACCTGGTTGTAGTAAGTTGCCGACATGCTCGTCGAATGCGGCGCGGAGCATGTCTTCCTTGGGCTGAGGCGTGGACTTATCCGCCAGAACCTTCTGACCGAGTAGCAGCATCTTGGGCACGTCGGTACCGTCGGCTCCTTTGAGCCCACGGAACTGCGCCATGCCGGCCAGAACGGTGACCGGTTGATCTGCCGCCAGCGACTTGGCCGTTGCAGCAAAGTCGGCGCCTGTAGGGGCTGCTTTGGCCAAGGCACCAAAGATCTGCAGCTTGGTGTTGTCGTCGGCCTGGAGTAGAGCTGCTTTCAGCATGGTCTGCTCACCCTCCTTCAGAGGTACCCTGGCAACCTCTGGGCCATAGGCCTTACGCATTGCGTTAACAGTGTCGTAGCGCCCGCCCAACTGCTCGACTAAGCGCTGCTGACCTTCTGGCGTGCTGATACCGCTGATATCCAGCGGCTCGACGTCGGCACCGGTACGCATAGAGTTGAAGGTCAATGGATCTTCCTTCATCAACTTGACGTTGCTTTCGATGGCTGACTGCAAGCGATTGAGGTTGGTGACTTGGGCGACACTCCCGCCGTTGGTCGCCAGTTGCTGGCGCTGTTTATCCAGGTACTGCTGCTGCTCCAGGATCGGCAGGCGTAAAACCTGCTGTACCTGGTTCATCTCTGCAATGCGGGTTTTGTACTCGCCAGCAGCCGAGGTACCAGACAGGCCAGCCTGCCAGCGCTGCTGCTCTGCTGGCGAAGGTGGAATGCCCGTGGCGGCCTGCCTGTCCATCTGGGTCAGGATGCGCTCTGCCTTCATTTCACGCATTTCAGCCTGGCGCTGGTTGTGTTCCTTCACCTGGTAGATGCGACCGGTGACAGTGTTCAGCAACTTGTTGCGTTTCTCAGGATCAAGCTTCTTGGCGTAGAACCCATCTTCGGCAGTCAGGTCGTGCTCGATCTGCTGAAGGTTGCCGAGCCCATCACGTGCAGCAACCACCCGCTGGGTGGCATGGGTAGTCCAATTGGAGTCCTTGAACTCCTGTTTCTTGGAGGTCCACATTTCGCCATAGGCCAGACGCCCGGCGATGTCGATGTCTTCGGCATCCATGCGGGCGTTGATCTGATCGATGTTTGCGCCGGGCATGGCTGCATCCTTGCCCAGCATGTCCATGCGTATAGCCAGATCGCCCTGCGCAGCATCCTTGCGAGCGGCAATGGACAGGTTCCTGATGGTGTCCAATCCCTGGATCTGGAAGTGCTTGGCCGAAATTCCAAGCCCTTCTTGCTCTGCCTCGTCCAAGCCAGGACTGGTGATCGGGTCAAGCTTGGAAACAGCACCCGCATAGGCTTCTTCAAGTTTGTCGTAGGTGATTTTTCCCAGCCTCACCTGCTCAGCCAAATCGGTGGTTATGGTTGAGATTTGGGTTTTATGCTCGAGCAGAGCGTTGTTGGCCTTAACCCTGGCAAGGGCTTTGTTCTCCCTGGTCTGCTGATCCATCACAGTCAATGCGACGTTCTGGACTGCATTACCGGCCTGCTGGAGGCCTCGACCCTGACCGCTGGCATCACCGGTTATCACCCTGTTCTGCTGAGCCTCAGGGAGTACACGGGAAATACCTGGCCCCGTTGGAATCCTCATCAACCATTCCCTCCTACACCAGCAGCCTTACCGTTGCTGCCCGCAGAGGCCTTCCAGTTGGAATACCCCATGAACCCCTGAGCAGTACCACCGAGGACCGTACCTGCAGCTTGCATGTTGGCCGACGACTGGGCCTGCCTCCCAGCCAACGATATGTTGCTGGCATCGACATAGCCGCGCTTCCGCTGGTTTTCGCCGTTGAAGATAGTCATCGCGGCATCTTCTTCCGCGTTCTTGTAGATCTCTTCGTTGATGTTTACGGCGGTACCGGCACCAACCTCAACACCAGAAGCCGCAAGTGCGGCATTAGCCTCACCTGCCTGGATGCGTGCCATTTTCCTGATGCGGTCGGCCTGCACGACAGCAGCGCTGGCTGCGTTGTCTGCATCGATTTGGGCCTGATCTGATTGAGCATCGGCGGTTAGCTTGGCCTGCCTGCCTTGCTGGACCGATGAGTAAGCCGACATTGCTGTACCTGCCACCAGCGCAGTGACCAGAGCAACTTCAACACCCATGGTTAGATCTCCATCTTGAAAAGTGGGCCAGCTTCACGAAAGCCAAGGTGGCGATACAGTCGCGCCGTACCTTCGACGTTCATGGCAGTGGTGATGCCCATATGAATCTGCTTGGCGCCCTTGATCCTGGCCCACTCCTTGAAGGTTAGGATCAGGCGGGATGCAAGGATCCCTTGTCGCCGCCCTGGTTCGATAAACACGGAATAGTCGTAGGCAATCAGGTCATTGCTGAACCACTGCTCAGCAACAGCACCGGCGAAACCGCCAACAACCTTGCCGTCAACTTCAGCAGCGAACACAACGCCTAAACCGTCGATCAGGGCACGGAGGTGCTTTTCGACCTTCTCGGCGGAATAGCCCGCCTCGGAATAGCAGCTGGTTTCGTGCAACAGGGTGCCAAGCTCAACCAAGCGTGGAACATCATCATGGGTTGCGGGCCGAATCATTGGGCACCTCAGTCGTTGATTGTGATTTTCTTGATGACGCAGAGCAGGTGGAACGGCAGCGGCTGGTCTTGGACAATTTCGACCGAGGCCTTACCGCGCTCCCAGCCCAGGTTCTCCAGTCGATGATCCCCGGTGAACAATGGCGCTGGCTTGTCCAAGACACCGACACCAAGGTTGCGAAATGCGATGGTTTGGCCGTTTACCTTGCAGCCGGTGGTTTCCAGAAACCGCAAAGTGATCTCACCCACGCGCATGCTGTTGCCCTGGGCGCTGCCGGTGCCGCCCTGAACCTCAGGCGTCAATGTTTTGATGCGGGTGGTGAACGGCAAACCAGCCTGAATGTTGAAGGCCGCTCTCGGGAGAGTGATCTGGCCGCCAGTGACGACCTGCTGTTGCATGACAACACCGTCCGCGACGATGTCGAGGGTCTTGCCTTCCAGATGATTCAGGCCGGACCAGACCGACTTTCCGGCTTCGCTGGCGCCGAAGATGCCGCAATCAACCTGACAGCCATCAGTGAAGCGCTCGATGTAGCGTACGTTCTGGCCGTTGATGGTGCGGCGCACAACCGCGAACACTTGATCCCCGTCCTCGGTGGGAATCGAAGCAACCGACTCGAAAGCACCATCAGTGATCTGGCGGGCCCAGCCGACCACATCCTGGTCACGGTCGACTGTCATGGTCGCCATCACACCGTCAGCGCGGGCCATAAACAGAATCGACTCCTGCTCTTGCTGATAGGCCATCGAGACGATGCCCGACTTCGTAGCGTGCTCGGACAGCACGGACATATCCGGCGAGCCATACGCGTCGGAATCGTACTTGTAGGCCATAGCCCGCAGCTTTCGATTGGAGCGCTGGACGAAATACAGCTCGTTGCCGATCCGTACAGGCCGCACCTTGTTGCAACCGTACACCGACTGGTTTTTTACCTGGATGTTGGTCGGTGTGATGGGCTTTTCGACGCCACCGGTCAAACTGAACTCACCGCCGTAGGTAAGCGCGATCAAGACCTTGACCTGAGCCAAGTGGGAGACTGGGTTGATCTGGTCGGAAGCGACAGTGAACGACATTGCATCGTCGTCCTTGGTGCCCAGCTCGAAATTCAGGTACTCGCCGGTACGGCTGAGCCATACGGTTTGGGGATAGTTCGGCGATCCCGCGCAGGCTAGGCGCTGCTCGTACAACGTACCGGTAGCTGGATACCCATTCACCGCATCCCAAACTGGCGATTCGAGCGACCACGCGTTAGCCGTGGATGCTACTGCAGATGTGAGCGCAGCTTTGATGATGCCTTTGACGATAGTTGAGCTTGTGTACGCCGTGATCTGGACAAGCCCCTCATTGATCTTGACGTACTTGCCCACATCCGTAGGACGCCAGCCTGCGGCACTGAGCGTCATAGTGATGGCCTTACCCACAGGATCTTTTGCGCTTGGCGTATTGCTGGTCTGTGGCGACAAGCTCAACTCCCAGTTGGCAATCGCAGTGCCCGCGAACGCAACGACCACCTCAACGGTGGCCACTGTGGCGCTGGTGACTGTGGTCACCTCGGCAATTCCTCCGCCAGCGGCAATTTGCCGACCAACATCAGACGCCAGGAAGGCGCCGGCCGAAGAGGTGAACGTGCGCCCTGTGCCTACAGAGGCATCGGAAATGGTCGCGGACGTGCTGAACTTAATGCCGGCCTCAGCAAACGGTGTCGTAACGAACGGCGCCGGGGCCAGAGTCCATGCAGTATTGGTGACCCGACGTAGGCGATGGATTGGCACCATGGGGTGGAACAGAAACATGGTGTCAGCGCCCTGCACGTATTCCAGCTGAGCAAGCATGTCCTGTGTGTATGGACTGACCAGTTCAAGCGGAACGCCCGGAGCGCTCTCGATTGGGTCGCCATTAGGGTAGAAAAGTCGCACGTACAGGTCACCGAACTCGACCATGTAGGCCTGCTCAGTGTTGAACACGTAAGGGATCAGGATTGCCTTTTTGTCGTGGAACTTGGCCGCAGCGCAATGCAGCGTGCCATATCGGCGCATCGCCCCACCGTGCACAACTGGCCACGCATTCTCCATGGTCATGGCGCCGTTCTGGTACCGAGCGATATCGACACGACCATACATCCGCGGGGAAATCTCACCAGCAGTGAAATTGGTCTGGATCAGTGTGAACCTGGCCATCAGCGCCCTGCCCCAAGTCGAGCAGCCAAGAGGCGTTCATCGCCCAACGTCTGGGGTGGGTCTTCCTGGCCATCCACTGCCTTGGCAATTTTCAGCGCCCGCTCCAGTTTCATCTCACGGGAGTCACGCTCCGATGTCGACTGCGTGATCGGATAGGCCAAAACAGCGGCCATAGCGACGGTCATCAGATCAATCAGGTGTGAGTCCCAAGAGCTCTCCACTTCATTGCGGAAGACATAGCGCAGCTCCAGCACGGTTGTATCGGCCTGAATGGATCGACCTTCCACCAAGTAATCGATCTGCATCCCACCGGTACCGACCTCAAGCACGCGCAGGCAGTCGGCAGGCAGCTCAAAGGCGTGGGAGTAGCCAAATGCTGGGGCAACTGCGTCAGGCGCCAGCACGATACGCTTGATACAGCAGTTCCAAGGATGGGCACGCAGCATGGTGTCGCGCTGCGAGGGATAGAGGTTTGCGCAGAGCTTCGCCCGGTCCAGGTTCACCTGGTCGGCAAAGTCGTTGATGGTCTGAGCACCGAGCATCAACAGCGCGTTGGAGCAAATTGAAACGCCGGTAGCCATCGTCATACTTTGTGTCTCCGGATAAAAAGACCGGGGCACAAGGCCCCGGAAAGGTGGTTCGCCATCCGTGGCAGCGCGGTTAGTTCTGGCCGGCGTACTGCGCTACCAAGGTGATGACCTGGCCAGCCTGAAGGGCTGCACCAGCCACCGTGGAAAGCAGTTCACTTTGATCGGTGGGCAAGCCCTGCTGAGCAACGCTGACCTCGAACAGTGCACCGTTAGCAAACTGGGCCTCGGCCACAGCGTTACCAGCAGCAGCCACTGAGGTGGCAGCCAGATAGCGAGCCTGCGACACCGGATCACCCAGGTTGAGGGTGGAAGACGCGGCACCGGCTGCGAAATACAGCTTGGTACCGGGCATGAGGCGTGCACCGAACGGCAGAAAGCCCCACGAGATCTTGTCGCCGATGGCCAGGCCACCAGCCGGAACGGTGAAGGTACTGACCAGAATCTGGATATCTGCGCCCTGCAGGTTCGGTTTCACCAACTGTTGAGGAAGCGCAGCACGGGCGGCGGCGACGGATGCGTTTACGGTTGCCATGGTTTGGCTCCTAAATCTGGGAAGAGGTAAAGGCCAAAGCCGCTTACGCGGCCTCGGTTACTGCGATTTCCACGACCTTTTCTTCCTCGACCCGGACGGCGCCGATGGACATTTTGGCGTAGATGCGGACGTTGAAGCCCTTGCCTGGATCCTTGCCCACCTCGGTGGTGATGTCGGCGCCCTTACCCAGAGTTACGCCGGACTTGGCCCAGGCGTACAGCCGACGGGTTGCGCCGTCGTAAGGGGTGCGCTCGCTGGGAATCCAGTTGAAGCCCATCCATTTACCTTCAACATCACCTTCCTGAAGGAACTTGCCAGCCATGTAGTCGGCGCTGGTCAAAGTTGGGTCAGCCAGGATGTCGGCGGCGGCCTGCGCGGAATAGGTGATGAAGAGTTCTTCGCCGTTGTGATTGTCCGCTTCGTTTTTACGGAACATCTTGCGGGCCTGGATGATCTTGGCCTTGGTCAGACCAGTACCACCGACAACGATTTTCTGGGTGGACGGCAAGATGATGTTGCCGGTAGTGGCCCGGGAGTTGCCGCCCATCGAGGCAATAACCACGTCATCCTTGGCACGGTTCAGCGAAGCAATCATTGCCTTGACGTATTCGGACGTCGGGTCAACCAGCATGCGGATCTTGTCCTGGTCATCGATCATGTCGCCGTCATCCCAGTCGAACAGGTCGACAAAGCGGGTGCTGTGCGGTTGATCGTTGATTGGGGTATCAGCATGGCGCTGGGTGCGGCGGTTCGCGGTGCGCTGGCCCAGGCGGTTAACCGACTTGGACATCCCGACGATATTCGGCTCGATGGTTACGTGCGGCTCGAAGCGCGATTGCATCTGCTGAGCCAGGTGGCGGAAGTTGTCAGCAAACTGCTGAACAAACGCCTCGGTGATTTGCTGTGACATACGATGCACTCCAATGCAGATAGTGGGGTTGCCTGCAGGGTGTCCACCGCTTGGGTGGGCCTGAAATCCTGGCGTGCATCGGCATTGCTTCGCCTGGGGCTTGCCGGGTATCTGCGTGCCACCGCAGGCCGGCCCATTGCTGGGATGCCTGCGATGTTTGTGCATGGAGGGTGTCGGTTTCCCGACTATTTGCGCTGAAGGCTCAGCCGAGGCGGGATTTGTTCTTGCTGTAGCGTTGCTCGTACATGGCATCCAACTGTTGCTTGATGGCGGCGCGCTTCGGATCGTGCGCCGGCATCTTCGCCAACTGCTCGCGCAGCTCACTGGTCTTAACGTTGAAGTCGGCCTCATTCACCGCGCCACCGTTGATTGGCGTGTCTTCGTTCAGCTCCTTGCCGATGTTGGCCGTGAAAGCAATGAAGTCCGGGTCGTTCCCGTACTTGGCCATCAGGTTCTGAAAGCTGCCCGGTTGGCCTTCTGCACTGGCGAAGGCCTCGGCTGCACGATAGGAGGCACGCACGTTGGTCTGCATGGCCTGGTCATCGGTCCAGACGGATTTGAGCGCTGCGGTGCAGTCTTGAGCGGTCAGCTGAGCGCCACCCTCGACGAGGCCGGGGGCAGCCTTCAGGTATTCGCCGATCACATACGACACCTGGTCGTTCGTCAGGCCCTTGGCGTGGGCACCCTTCAGGAACGACTGCGTACCCTCGTCGGCCTTGAACTCTTCCCAGTTGAAGCCCTCGACCCCTTCCAGCTTGACGTTGTATTCATCGACGGTCTTCGGCGCCACATCACCCGAGCCCAAGCGGGTTTCGAGGCTCCGGTAGGCGTCGGCAACCTTCCGCGACGATGCTTCAAGATCAAGGCTGCCATCCTCCTTGTTGGTGCGGTACTTCTCGGGAAGCCAGTCATTTGGGGCTGCATTACCTAAGACAGAGCCAGGTGCTGGAGCTGCAGGTGCTGCTGATGTCGCCGCAGGGGCGCCGCCACTTGGGTCGCCGCCCTCGGACACTGCGTTCTGCAGGAAGTGACCCAGGCGGTTGTGGATGAACCAGTTCATGTCATTCCTCTACGTTGTTGGGGTCGCTGACCCCGTTTGCTCGGTTGATGCGGAGCAGGATGTGGTCGAGCACCTCACGGTGGCCGGCCTGCAGGTAAGTTTTGAGAACGGCATCGATGCCGCCCACAGTTACGGCGTTTCTGCTGAAACGCTGAATCAGGTGCTCGAGCACAAGCACACCCTCGGCGTGCTGCTCGAATACCCGCTTGAACATGTCGTCGATTTGCTCAGGGGTCACGCTGCTGCTCCTGGTGCTTGCTTGAGTGCGGCCTCACCAGCCATCTGCTGCATTGCCATCTGCTGTTGCTGCTCCATGGCCGCCTGCTGGGCTTGGGCGCGGTCCTCCCGCAGCTTGTCGCGGTCGGCCTTGCTGCGGATGACAGCCGATGGCACGCCCAAAGCTTCGCCCTTGAAGCGCTGGGCCTCGTCCAGGTCGATGTTGTCCATAACGGTTGGATCGGCCTGAGCGACGACCAGTGCTCCTTGCACGAACTGGTCGATGGCCGTGACCTCTTCCAGCTTCTGAGAACGGGCCAGCGGACTCAGGTAACGCACGGTGAAGTTGCGACCTGCCAGCGTTTCCGGCGCCTGCCCGAGGATCCCGGCCCGGTAGGCGATGCCAAAGCAGCGCTCGATCAGGGGTTGCAGGTACTCGGTCTGCAGGCGGCCATAGACCGGGCCCAGTAGCTGGCGGATCAAATTCACCCGCACATGCACTTCGGTCGCCGTCATGGCCGGGCCGTCTTGCGCCTGGAGCTGATCAGCCATCAGGGTCTTGCGGATGGCGGCCTGCAACCTGCTGATACGGGCGTCTGCGTACTGGAAGTTGGACCCGCTTTGCAGGGGTTTCATGCTGTCGACGGAGTTGGCCACGATGATCTTGCGCGGGCCTACACGCACGGTCTTCGGGTTGAGCACCCCGTCGTCTTCCGCGATCCACATGCCAGCGATAGCCAGGTCAGCCGCAGCCAAGTCCATGCGCACCATCTCGTTGAGGGTGCGAGCGTCCGGAAGCGCATCGGCCACAGGGCCAGTGGCATACACGCTGTCGGGGATCATCATCCAGCGCGGCACAACGACCGGCATTTCGTGATAGCCCGACTCTGTCACGACCTTCTTTGCAGCAACCTCCACCTTGCAGGAAGCGATCGGCATGTTCTTGGCCAAGCGGGCGCCGACCATGTAGGTGCTGCGCGGGTAGACCGCGTGCACGAACTCAACCAACTCTTGGGGCTTGGTCTTGGCCAGATTGCGCGTTGGCTCGCTGAGGTTCTCTTCCCCGAACTCATTGACGGCCTGTTCGGCGGTGAGCTTGTAGGTGCGATAGACGGTATCGATCTTGCCGCCTGCCTTGGACGCTGAGCAGAACACGCTGGCGATGGGCCAGAGGTCGAACGTGAAACCACCCCGCTCCCGGTCAGAATCGATGTACAGCGCGAACCAGCCGGCGCAAACGACGTCGAGCAGCCCCTCAAAGGCTGCCGCGTCGAAGTTGGATGCGTGAATGTTCTGCCAGATGATGTCGGACGAGTCGTCCAGCCAGCGACGTTCATCCTCGCTCTCTTGGCCGACGTCCATGCCGAACCAGATGCTGTTTGCCGGCGTCAGGCCGGACTGCACCGACGACGACAGGATGCGTGCCGCGTCGGTGGTGGTGCCGTCGAAGATCCGCGCTTTGCGGTTCAGGGCTTCCTGTGCGCTCATCATCTCGCAGTAGAAACCGTTCCCCCGGATCGGGTAGGTGTGGTCGTAGCAGTCGCGCCAGACCTGCTCATGCGGGCTGCGCAGCGACTTGAGCGTGCTCAGGGTCTTGCAGATCTGGTCGGCATTCATGATCCGAGGGTTCTCTTTCCTTGCTCGATGACGGTGCCTGCGGCGCCACCGGACGACAGCAGGCTGCTTTCGGACTTGCGCTTACGCCGCACAGCGGTTTCTTGGTTGGCCTTCTGGGCAGCCACATCAGCCGCTTTTTGGGCGGTGACAGCTGGGTCTTCGGTCTGGACGACCTTGGGTTTCTCGGGCTTGCTTCCGCCGCACATGGCCTTACTCCTTCGCAGCCGGCTCAGGACACAGCCAGCCCTCGCTGGTCATGACAGCCTGCTTGATGGTGGTTGGATCGACGGCTTGCGCGGTGGTAGGTTGGCGCTGCTCCAGGGTTGCGCGGTCGGAGTCGCGGCGCGCATCGATGACCAGGGGTTCACCGCCATCGTTCAGACGCTGGGCCTCGGCTTCGGCCTGTTCCTTGGCGCCGTCGCCGATGGCAACGAAGTCGCTAAACCAGTCGGCCTGGCCTTCGATTGGCGTGTACCAGATCTTCCAGCGACCGCCACCGTTGTGTTTGGCGGTGTAGGTAGGGGTTACGGGTGGCTGCGACTCAGTACTGGTAGTCGTCGATGCTGCTGGATCAACGGCTTGCGCGGTGGTGGTTACTGGTTCGCCCGGGGTCTGGACGATCAGGCTATCGGGGGCTGGCATGGGGTGAGCCTCGGTGATTGGTAGGGATCAACGAGGCCCAGCATCATGGTGGAGAGGTGTCGGGATCCCGACTATTTGGCGGGGCACGCAGTCCGGACGTAGTCCTGCAAGGCGGTCAGTTGGCGGATGGCGTCGTCGCCGTCGTTGGTGATTCGGACAATTCGTTCAGCAGCCGCTGGGTCAAGTTCGGCTCGCGCTTGATCATGGTCCAGGCTGCTGGCGCCTGTTGATCCTCTTGCGGGGCACTTGGCGAGGACTGACAGCCGGTGTTCGCCAGCAGCGACAGCAGCACGAAGGTTGGCATTGGTCTGATTGGCACGTTCACGCTCCTGGGTATGTTCGGTGTCGAGCTGGGTCAGTAAGCGCTGGGTGTTCTTGCGGGATTCGTTTGCGTTCTCCAGCTCTCGCACACGCTGCGTAGCGGTGCTTAAGCTGGTGTCGGTATGGTCTAGGCGCCAAAGCGCCAGAATCAACGCCAGAGAAAGCCCAGCGATGAGATAGCGGACCATCACTGCACCGCCTTGCACTTGGCGTTGCGCTCGAGCTGGCGTTTCCAGACGCCCGGACAGCGCTTGTTGCCGGGTGTCGAGCAGTCGAAGCCGGCGGCATACCGGTACAGCAGCAGCGCTTCGCAGGCCCCGACGTAGTTACCCTCCAGCAGGTACCGGCGCGGTGATCCAGTGCGCCAGTTGCCCATGCCGTACTGGCCCACAAAGTCCATGTACAGGTCGAACTCTTCCTGGTACAGCTTCACGCCCGGGATCGAGGCCGCGAACTGCTTTTCGTCCTGACGGATAAGGTTGCGCGCAAGCACGTCTGCCCGGGCCGGGGTAATGGTGTCGCCCATCCTGACGTGGGTGCCGTCCTCATACCGCGTCGAGCCGTGGCCGATGGTGGGAACGTCGCCCTTGGTGGGAATGATGGCGTTGCTGGTGTAACCCTCGTTAGCCTTCCAAGCGCCAATGCCGGCAAGGCTCATGGTCAGCAGGCCTACCGCTATGCGGTTGCGGGCGCTCATCGCTGGCACTGCTCGCGGATTGATTGGATGCGTGCCTCGCTCTCGGCGGCCTCTCGGCGGTCTCGGCGAGCCTGGAAGTACGCATTGACCAGCAGGCCGAACACTGCGACCAGGACACCAGCAATACCGATCCAGTTGACCTGGGACAGCCAGCCAACAAAACCGGTGGCGGCGCCGACCATCATCCCTTTGTTTGCGACGGACGCGCCCACCACTTCCGCAATCCCTTCCGGTGCCTGATTCGCCATGTGCTTGCTCCTGACTGGGGCGTTCATGGGTTGCCTCCAGGGTCAAAAAAAAACCCGCACGGTGGCGGGGCATCGATGACACGGAGAATCAGGGCGGTGGGCTGTCGGAATCCCGACTATTTCGCGTGGTACGCCCACCAGTCACCGACGGCGACCATGGGCAGCTTTGAGCGGTCTTGCTCGGTAATCTGGCACCAGAGCAGCACCAAGCGTTCGCCTTCGCTGTAACGCGGCTCTGCACCCTGCTTCCATCCGATCAGCGTGGTACGGGCAACATCGATGGCATCCGCAGCCGACTGGATCGAGTAACCACCCCGCAACACCATGGTGATGACCCTGAACCAATCGATGCGCTTCGGGCCTGGCCGCGATGGTGGCGGCGAGTGCAGTACAAGCGGGCGCGCAGCCAAAGCCGCACGAACGGGCTCAGGCTGCGCAAACAGGGCCATTTGCTCAGGCGCAGGCGGCTTCATACTGGTCACCCTGACCCGTTCCAAACGCGTGCGCGCGCGAGGCAGACACCGGTTGAGCGCTCGCCCGCTCCATTGCCTCGGTCAATTCTTTGATCACTGCCAAGAACATGGCGCGAGGATCTTTGGCGTTATCGAACATGAACGGGTGAACGGCATGGCGAATCCCGACCATCGTGCCGCTGGGCAACATCTGGTCGACACCGACGAAGACAAATCCGTCGTTGCCGAACCCACGGCAATACCAGGTTGGTCCATGGATGCTCTTGCTCATGATGCAGCCCCCTCAAGCGGAACGATGCGTACCTGCACACCTGGTGTATCGCCGAAGCGCTTGCGGGCGAACACGTCGACAACCTGCACGTCGTCCTTCCACACCACGCCGTTGAGGCCGTCACAGATGGCTTTGAGTACGTTGTCGAAGTCGGGTTTCTTGGTGGGCATGACGTCACCAGCAAGCGCAGCGGCCTGTTTTTTCTTGCTCCAGGACTTCGGTACCGAGAGATTGACGCGGATCTCGACCATGACCGGGCCTTGCAGCAGTTCACGACCTGCCATGGCGTTGCTGCCGCTGGTAGCGATCAGGCCTTCGTAGTTGGCGGTCTTGGCTGGTGTGTACATGCGAGCGTGTCCGGCGATGGTGCTGACGCGTGGCCTGCCCTTCCCCACTGGCTCACCCGGTACCAGGAACGAAACGGGCTTCAGGTCATGCATGGTTGTCTCTCCGGATTCCTACCTTGGCCAGCAGCAAAGCGTGTGCAGCCTTGGGATCATTGGGTATGCCCTGTGCGGCCATCAGGTCGCGGGCTTCCTGGTGCGATGCTGCGAGCTGCACCTGGCGTGGTGTCTTGGTGTCGTGACTGATGCCCATAGGGATCTTGCCGTCGAGGGGCTGGGCGTTCTGGGCGCGGCGCTGGACGATGGCGTAGTTGCGCTCGAAGTTCTGGCGCAGTGCCTTGTCGCTGTGCTTGGCGGTGCGCAGGTCGAACAGGCCGGTAGCTTCGGCTGCGACCTTCACGGCTTCATGGGTGTACTTTCCAATCAGGGCTTCGGTCCAGGCTTGGTCTTCGCTTGGGAAGCCGGGCATTTGCATGCACAGCGAGCGGAAGACGTTGGCGGATGGTGGCCAGTCGTACTGAGGGTCAGCCGATACGGCACTCAGCCCGTTGGCGAGCTGCTGGCCGTTCAGGTCGCCCAAGATCTTGGACCAGGAATGCTCCGGGTTAGCTGATTCGCCGAAATTCGCCGTCCAGCGGTGCCCGTAGATCTCCGTCATCTTGAGCCAAAGCTTGTTCAGCGCCTTCTGCGACAGCCTGGACTGCTCGTTCGAGTTCTTCCCCTGCACGCTTGACCCGGTCGACGGCAGAAAGTGGACGTTGGCGAGCAGGTCGGTGGCCTGCTGCGGTTTTTGCTGATCCATGGGTATACCCCCCGGCTTGTGCCTGGCGAAGTTGGTGTTTCAGATGGCTGACGAGTTGCTGCTCCCACTGGGCCTGGGTCTGCTCACGCTCGGGGCGGACGTGCCAGTAGGTTCGGAAAGCGGCCAGAATCTCTGGGGTCAGTGAGTTGACCGGGACAGAGTTGGCGAAGGCGAAGGCCTTGAAAGATTTGGATTCTGGCTCCCAGTCGGTCAGCGGCATGGCGAAAGCCCCGCGCGCGTTACCAGTACTAGTGCTTTTACCGGATATCGGAGGTAGGTTGCTGATCAGCGTTTCGTCTGATTCTGATCCGGTTGCTGATCCATTTTCAGATTCGCTGGAAGCCTCGTAATCCGTGGCCTCTGGCTGTTCTTGTGGTGGTTGCTGATCTGGTTGCTGATCTGGTTGTTCATCGGTTGCTGATCGTTTGGACGGACTACCCCAGTCCGCGTTCGGCAGCTGGTAAACAAGAGGTCCAACAGGGGTGATGACACCGAGGGTGATCAGACGATCAATGAGGGATCGGACCTTCTGCCTGGTAGGGGAACCAGACTCATGGCGGCCGCGAGTGGGGGCAATATACAACTCTTCACGAAACATTTGTTCGCTGAGCCGACGCTTAACACCAGACACGCCCGTCCTGTAGTCCATAAACCGGCGTATGGCGCAGTACAGCTTGAAGACGTCCGCTGGCTCATCGGCCAAGGCGCCCCACTCTGCGTCATTGATCTGGAAGGCAGGCACTAATCAGCCCTCTTCCAACTGGTCGACGTTCTGGACGTGCTCCATCCAGCGCTTGGCCTGGTGGAAGATCGCCTCGATGTCGCGCTGGTTGAAGCAACGCATCTCCATCGGAACGATCTTCAAATCCAGCACCGCGAGAATCTCGGCGAACTGCTGGAACTTCTCCGGCTTCATACGGCTGATGGTTGCCTCGTCGCAACCGACTGCAAGCGCAACCGGGCCATTGCCGACCGATGCAAGCCGCTGCATGAGAACGGCCATGTTCTTGCGAGACGTTACAAGCTGCTCCTGGCTTAATGCGGTCGTGGTCATGATTAGGCCGCCGACGATTGATCAGGCTCTGGGAACACCAGGGCCAGGTCGCAGGAAGCACCCAACTCGTTCAGTGCAGCAACGATCAGACGGGCATCAGATAGGGACGGGGTTCGTTCACCGCTTTCATAGTTGGCGATTCGCGACTGACCCCAGCCTAGTTTTCGGTAGAGGGCAGACTGGCGGATACCGGCCTTCTCTCTGGTTTCACGGATACGGTTCATGGGATGTGGCTCCTATGGATCTCATCGCAGGATAAACACATAACGTGATTATTTCAAACACGATAAGTGAAAGCAGCCCATTACGCTCCGTGATTAAACTTGTGGGCATGAAGACACTCGGCTCACGAATCAAGCATTACCGGACCCTCAAGGGCTTCTCCCAGGCAAAGCTGGCCAAGGTCTGCGGGTGGGCGTCGCAGTCCCGCGTGGGCAACTACGAAAGCGATGCACGCGAACCGAGCCTGGAGGACGTGAAAACCATTGCCAAGGCACTGGACGTTGCGCCGGAACTTATATTGGTTGGCCGCGCTGACACACAAAACGTTGAAATGGCACTGCAGCCTACGCGGGCACCAAAGGAGTACCCCTTGATTAGCTGGGTAATTGCTGGCGAGTGGGCTGAATCGCCTGTTGCGTTCCATCCTGGCGACGCTGAGGAATGGCTGGCATCAACTGAGAACGCTGGAGAGCATGGTTTCTGGCTTACCGTTCGCGGCGACTCAATGACCTGCGCGGGAAATCCGAGTTTTCCGGAGGGATCTAGGATCCTGGTGCGTCCAGAATCTGATCGAATCAGCGGAAAGTACTATGTGGTAAAGCTGCTAGACAGCGGCGAACACACCTTCAAACAGTACATTGAGGACGCAGGCCTAAAGTACTTGCGTCCACTGAACCCGAACTATCGGACTATGGAAATCAACGGCAACTGCCGATTCATCGGGCGCGTGATCGATACGAAAATGACTGGGCTTTGAAGATGAGGCATGACCGGGAAGTCGAAAAAGCTGAGCGCAACCACGCACAAACCTTGGCGATGCTCACGTTTATTGGAATGGGCGTCTTGCTCTACTGGGTAGAATCGCATCTCGACGGCATGCCAAAAGGTGCGCTGCGCGACATCCTGAAATTCGCGCTCTACATCGCAGCTTTCTTCGGGGTATTCACGATCTCCCCCATGACTGACTTCTACCAAAACAGAATTTCTCGGCACCGCCGCAAATAGTATTTCGGATCGCAATAGCCCGCTTCTGAGCGGGCTTTTTTTCGTCCCGAGAAAAATTAATCACGATTCGTGTTTGACACGGCGAACACGTTGCGTGATTATTTATCACAGGAAACACGCATGAACACGAAACACGGCGAAAGCCACTGCTCTTTAGCCTCAAGCGCCGCAGCAAGCCATGGCGTTGCCCTCGGGCAGAACGGTACAGGGGAAGCCTCACCCCGGGTGCGCAGCATCGAGCACCGCATAAACGAGAGCCGACAGCATGCTTGCGTGGTCGGCTGTCGGGCTCTCAGAGCCCCCGAGATGAACCACCGAGAAATCCTCGGCAGTTCAGCCAAGCCAACCGTGGCGTGTAACGGAGGCCAGCAACACAAATTTCCCTGACAGCCGGAAAGACGGCCCGATGCCCTGCTCCCCATCGCAGGCTGTATCGGAGTGTGATCTGAATGCGCAGGCTGATGCGCGGGTTTGAAAGCAAACAGTTTCCGCGAACGATCGATACCAGCTAAGTAGTTTCATATGCCCGCGCGGTACTGGGTCGTAATAACTGGCATTGAGGTAGGCGCAAGCCGTTCACCTCGGCATGGTTCGCAAGCCGGAGATCAGCACCGGCCAGATCACACCCCGATGCATCCCGCATACATCGAGGTAACCACCATGTTCAACAAGACCGCCCGCCCGCTGTTCGATGAACGAATCAGCAAGGTGCTGGAAACGCCACCAGGTGACTTGGTGGCTACCGAAAGTGAACTCAACTACGCCGCTGGCATGGCGGCATACGCCCTGGCTCGCGGCGATATCGGCCACGAAGAGCACAACCTGCTGAACATGCGCATTGAGATGGCGCGGTTCAGCGTTCTGGCTCGCACCCAACGGCAATGCCGGATAGAACGGGTAGCGCTGCAATGACCGCCCACGACATGTGGCTCGACCCGCCAGACGACGAGCCCGAACCCTGCGAGTTTGACTACAACGTCGATCTGGACGACTTCCCGGTCGGCGATTACCGCTCAGATGAGCGCGACATCATGCTGGAGCGCCGCTATGAATAAGTGCCGAACCATCATCGCCCGAACCTGCAAAGAACTCGCCCAGGCCCTGCAATCTCAGGGCTTTTTTCTGGTCGCCGATCTGCCACCGCACACCCGCATCGAGATTCGCCGCGGAATGATCGTGGTGCGGATGCCATGAGCGAGCAACGACTGATCGAACTGGCTAAGGCCTACGCCAAGAACCGCACCGAGCTGATGGATAACTCGAAGGCCATCCGCGGCCTGCATAACGATGTGGATGCCTACATCGACATGAAGCCTTTCCGTGATCGCTTCTACCAAGGCGAATGGCTGGACGATGAAGCTGTTCTTCGCTGGAACGGTTGGCTGTACGCGGTTGAGGTTCTGTACATCCTCGACGACAAGCCACTCGATGAAGACGACGCATACCGCTCCATGGCGATCCTGCTGGACGAGCGCAAAGCCATTAAGCAGCGCGCAAACACCCTGAAATCCCGCCTTCGCCAGATAGGTAACAAGCTGCTAAAGGCCGCGGCATGACCGTCGCCCAACGCCGGCGCCGCCATTTGATCTGGCGCGGCGCCACCTCTTCCCTTCTTGGCTGGTCCGGTTGGCTGCTGCTGATCGGACTGGCTGATCTTGTCACTCGATAGGACTCCAAGACATGAACGATCTTGCGATCAAACAAACCTTCAGCCTGGCCCCTCAGAACCTCGACGAAGCGTTGAAGTTCGCCGACTACTTGGCCAATTCCGACATCGTCCCCAAGGACTTCCAGCGCAAGCCGGCCAACATCCTGGTCGCCGTTCAGTGGGGCATGGAGCTGGGCCTGCAGCCGATGCAGGCCATGCAGAGCATCGCGGTCATCAACGGCCGCCCTGCCCTGTGGGGTGACGCGGTCATCGCACTGGCTCGCAGCTCGCCGCTTTGCGAGTACGTCACCGAGACGGACGACGGCGAGACGGCAACCTGCCGGGTTAAGCGCCGCGGTGAGGAAGAGCAGGTGCGCACGTTCAGCATGACCGACGCCAAGCTCGCTGGCCTGGTCGGCAAGCAAGGCCCCTGGAGCCAGTACCCAAAGCGGATGCGCCAGATGCGTGCTCGAGCATTTGCTTTGCGTGACGTTTTCCCAGACGTGCTGCGCGGCATGGCGGTGGCCGAGGAGGTACAGGACATCCCGACCGAGCGCGAGCTCAACCAAACACACGCCCGCAAGGTCGACGAGCCGAAGCAACTGCCGGCCTACCCCGACAGCAAGCTCGAAGAGAACGCCGACAAGTGGCGATCGATGATCGCCGCGAACCGCACCAGCCCCGATCACCTGCTGGCGAACCTCACCAGCAAATACACCCTCACCCAAGAGCAGATCGAGCGCATCCACGCGCTGGCCCCCATCGAAGGAGATCACACCGATGCAAGTGCATAACGTCCAGCAGGGCACACCAGAGTGGCACGCCCTCCGTTCCAGCTACTTCACCGCTTCGGAGGCGCCCGCGATGATGGGCGCCTCGAAGTACCAGACCCGCACCGATCTGCTGGCGATGAAGAAAACCGGCATCGTGCCGGAGGTCACCCATCAGCAACAGGCCATCTTCGACCGTGGCCACGCCACCGAGGAACTGGCCCGGCCACTGGTCGAGGAAATGATCGGCGAAGAGCTCTACCCCATCGTCGGTACCAGCGGCAACCTGCTGGCATCGATGGACGGCGCAACGATGCTGGGCGATACCCTCTTCGAGCACAAGCTGTGGAACGAGCGCCTGGTTGCGCAGGTCCGCGCCGGCGAGCTCGAGCCCCATTACTACTGGCAGTTGGAGCAGCAGCTGCTGGTGAGCGGTGCCGAGCGCGTGATCTTCGTTTGCTCGGACGGCACGCCAGAGAAGTTCGTGCACATGGCGTACCAGCCAATTGCTGGTCGGCGCGAGCAACTGGTGGCCGGCTGGGCCCAGTTTGAAGAAGACCTCGGCGCCTTCGAGGTGCAAGAGGCCAAGGTCGAGGTCACCGGCGCAGCTCCTGATCAGCTGCCAGCCCTGCGCATCGATGTCACCGGCATGGTCATCGCCAGTAACCTGGATGCGTTCAAAGCCCATGCTCTGGGCGTGATCGGCAACATCAACACCCAGTTTTCGACCGACAAGGACTTCGCCGACGCCGATGCCACTGTGAAGTGGTGCAGCGAGGTCGAGGACAAGCTTAAGGCTGTGAAAGAACACGCCTTGAGCCAGACCGAGAGCATCGACGTGCTGTTCAAGGCCATCGATGACATCGTGGCAGAGACGAGGCGCAAGCGCCTGGAACTGGAAAAGCTGGTCAAGGCCCGCAAGGACATCATCAGGTCCGATATCGTCATGGACGCGGCCAAAGCCTTGCAGGACCACATCGACCAGATCAACGTCACGCTCGGCGGCAAGATCCGCATGCCGCGTGTTCACGCTGACTTCGCCGGGGTCATCAAAGGCAAGCGCACGATCGACAGCCTGAAAGAAGCGGCTGATGCCGAACTCGCCCGGGCCAAGATCGAGGCCAGCCGCATCGCTGACGGCATCCGGGCGAACCTAAACAGCCTGCGCGAACTGGCGGCCAGCCACGCGTTCCTGTTCCACGATGCCCAGGACCTGGTGCTGAAGGCCAATGACGACCTGGTGGCGCTGATCAAGGTCCGCATCAATGAGCACGAGCAGGAGCAGCAGGCCGAGCAGCAGCGCCGAGATGCCGAACTTGAACGTCAGCAGGCAGAGCAACAGGCTGCTCAGCAGCAACCCGTGCAGGAGCAGGTCCAGGCGCAGCCGGTGGTCGAGCAGATCCACAGCCCAGAACCAAAGCCAGCAGCCACGCCGATAACCACGGCAGCTCAGCCAACAGCCGACGACGGCCAGCGTATCAAGCTTGGCGATATCAGCACGCGCCTGGGCTTCACGCTGACGGCTGACTTCCTGACCTCGCTGGGCTTCGAGGCAGTAGCCCAGGAACGCTCGGCCAAGCTGTACCGCGCCAGTGACTTCCCCCGCATCTGTGCCGCGCTGATCAACCACATCCAGGCGGTGCAAGCCAATCGCGCCGCTGCATGATCAGGAGCACCTGCCATGGCCAGCCAGACTGTGGAAGAGCTGTACGACCGAGTCGAAGAATTTACGTCCCTGCTTGCCGCCGCTGAGCTCCACGCAGACGGCTCTTGGGAAGAAGAATTCATCACCAACATGCGGGCCAACTTCAAGCGCCACGGCCCGCGCACCATTCTGAGCGTCCACCAGCAGAAGAAGCTGGAAGAGATCGCCAAGTACTGAGGAATACCGCATGAAATTGGAACATCGCGACATCATTGCGCGCGCACAGCTGCACGGCTGCCTTCCTTCTGAAATTGCAGGCGAGCTGCTGGAGCACGACCTGGTCAATCTGGTTATCGATCAGATCCCGAACTTTCGCGACTGGAGCGAAAACACCCAGCAACTGACCATTGAGCGCGTAACGCTCGGCGTCAAAGATTCGGTCCAAGTGGCAATTCGCACGATTGCAGCCAATGGCGTAGTCACCATCCCGGTGGATATCAAGCGCGTGCAGGTTGATGCGAAACATATGACGGTCACCGCAACCGTTGACGGCAAGGATCCGAAGAAGCACGACCTTGTCGACCATGCCGGCCACCTTTGTCTGTTGGTGATGGCTCCAGACAGTTACGACGAAGGGCTTGACGCCATCACCCCAGATCGCGATCAAAAGGAATTCCCGCTCCACGTAAGCGACCTGACAGGAAGCCTGTTCAGCGAGAAGATTCATGGGTCTGATAAGCAGGAAGATCAGGAACTGCCCGAGGGTCCAGACCCGCTTTACGAAGAAGCGCTGACTTTCGTGCGCGACACCCGTCGACCGTCAATCTCAGCGGTCCAGCGCCACTTGAAGGTCGGATACAACCGGGCGGCTCGCATGCTCGAGCAGATGGAGGCCGAAGGCGTTGTAACTCCCATCAACTCCACCGGCGCCCGCGAGGTTATTGCCCAGGCGGAGCTTGATGCCCTGGTGAACGAGGATCGAGGCTCAAGCCCCGAAACCCTGATCAGCAAGGAATTCGGCGACTTCGACTACGACGACGCCAAGCAACTGATCGTGCTCAAAGCCAACGGAAAGCCGTTCAAGGCCCACTGGGTGCAGAGCCGCCTGGCCATCAGCAGCGAGCAGGTCACCACCCTGCTGGTGCGCCTGCTCGATGACAAGGTGATCGAGGTGGAAGCAGAGGGCGAGTCGGCCTTGGACCACAGTTACAAGGTCGTCGCCACCCTGGAAGACGTGGTCGCCTGACCGCCAGCCCCCACAGCAACACCCACAGGCGCCTACGGGCGCCTTCTTTTCGACTACAGGAAAACCGCCATGTCTCAACTGATCTGCGTCTTCGACACCGAAACCACCGGCTTCCCGCACTGGAAACTGCCGAGCGACGATCCGCGCCAGCCACATCTCGTCGATGTCTGCGCCCTGCTCTACACCCAGGAAGGAGAGCTGGTCGACAGCTTCGAGGCCATGGTTCGTCCGGATGGCTGGGACATCCCCAGCGATGTCGCGGCAATCCACGGCATCACCAACGAGATCGCGCTCGAGCACGGGATCCCCGAAGCGCTGGCCGTCGAAGGCTTCCTTGGCATCTGGCGCCGCGCGGGGCTGCGGGTCGCGCACAACGAGTCATTCGACGCTCGCATGCTGCGGATCGCTCTGAAGCGCTTCAAGGATGCCTGGGTGGCTGAGGACTTCCGCGACGGCGCCAAGTTCTGCACCGCGATCACGTCAAAGCCGATCTGCCAGCTGCCACCGACCGAGGCAATGAAGGCCACTAACTTCAAGAACAGCTTCAAGACGCCAACCGTCTCCGAGGCGCTGAAGTTCTTCACCGGAGAAGACCTGGTCGACGCTCACCGCGCCCGCCCCGACGCCGAGGCCTGCGCCCGCGTGTACTTCGCCATCCAGGCTTACCAGTCGGCGGCCTGACCATCACCGCGCCGGGCGCCTGGCGCCTACCGGAGATTTCCATGGCAGAACACCGCATCCTGGTGGGGGATTGCATCCAGATGATGCGGACGCTGCCGGATCAATCAGTGCACACCTGCATCACCAGCCCGCCCTACTTCGGGCTGCGCGACTACGGCGTCGATGGCCAGATCGGCCTGGAGGCCTCCCCGCGTGAATTCATCGACAGCCTGGTCGCCGTCTTCCGCGAAGTGCGCCGCGTGCTGCGGGACGACGGGACGATCTGGGTGAACATGGGCGACAGCTATTCCGGCTCATGGGGTGCCCATGGACGGGATGACATGGGGCTTGGCTCGTCCAGCCTGAGCGCCCGCCAGATTGCCGCCAGCGCTCGGAGGAAGAAGCAAGCCAACCATGACGGGTTCAAGCCGAAGGACCTGATGGGCATGCCGTGGCGTCTGGCCTTTGCCCTGCAGGATGACGGCTGGTTGCTGCGGCAGGACATCATTTGGGCTAAGCCGAACCCAATGCCAGAAAGCGTGCGCGACCGATGCACCAAGGCCCATGAGTACCTTTTTCTACTTAGTAAGTCACCGAAGTACTATTTCGACCAAGACGCGATCCGGGAGCCGGCAAATCTGACAGGCAAGGGATCAGCATCGACGTTCCGGGGCGGCGCCTATGTGGATGGCGCGACCTTCGACAACTCGAACGGCGGTACCCGAACGGTTTCTGGCAACGTTGTCCCGCGCAACAACGGGGTTGGCTGGGGCCACGGCTATGATGCCGATCCGAAGCCTCGCACCGTGGGCAGCAAGCGCAACAGCTTTGCCAGGGAGACGAAGTACTCCGGCGGCGACCACGGCCAGACCGGGCAGCATAGACCTGGCCGCGAAGACATCAACTACGACACCACCCGGAACAAGCGCAGCGTCTGGACGGTGGCCACCAACGGATTTAAAGGTGCGCACTTCGCCACCTTCCCGCCTGACCTCATCCGGCCCTGCGTCCTGGCCGGCGCCCCGCGCGGTGGCATGGTGCTCGATCCTTTCGGCGGCGCCGGCACCACAGCGCTCGTTGCCATGCAGGAAGGCCGGAAATCGGTCATCTGCGAGCTGAACCCAGAATATGCCTCCCTTGCTCGACAACGACTCGACCAGGCCAGGGCGAATGGCGCCACACAAATGGACATCCTTCGAGATGTCTGCACTGCTTAACCAACCCTAGCAGGTACCCCATGCATCCACTCGCCAAGCAGGCCCTTGACCGGGCCCGCCAGCCTACCCCTGCGCCTATCTTCTCCACGGAGACGGTCCGGGCGAACCAGCCGATCACGCTGCCGGCGATCACCGGTCCCATCAACCACTACATGCGTTTGCAGGCCCGGGCCGAGGCCATCGCCACGGTGATCGCCATGCACCGCACGCTGGCCGCCACCAACGGGGTGGCGCTAGTGGTGGAACACCTCAAGCGCACGGCATCCGGAAGACCTGACAGCCACGTCGCCGGCTACCTCGACATCATCGAGTGGCTGGAGGTAAACGCCAAATGATCGCCCTTCAGGGCGACCTACTTGTTAGGCGACCCGAACATTAAAGGTGAGACGAAACCATCCTTAGTTAGAGGGTATGCGTAATAGATCTCGTCTAGCGAAAATTCAGGAAGCCCCACTAATTCAAAAATTGAAAAGCGATTTCCATGCAGCATGTCAAAAATACCAGGCCCAAACTGAGCCACTTGTAGGATATGTAGAGCCGCAGCAGATTGAAGAACACTGAACATGCTCGCATATTCAAAACTGCCCTCTCGATCATGCTTCACCTTGTTATACGCATCATACCAAGGAATAGATTGCGTTGGCCGCTCAGGACTCCACTCAACAAATGGCTCAAGAAAAACATCATAGTCCTTTAACTTTACCTTCCACTCCTTAAGACGAAGAGGCTCGCATGTCCAAACATAGTCTTGAGTGCTTAGTCTGCCGATACCCTTACCCTTACCATTAGCCTTCAACACTCCAGACCAGCAGGCTTCGATTTCAGTGCACAGCAGAATAAGTAATTCACGGATTCGGTGCCCGTAGGTGCCAGCATTTCGCTCGCATGGCTCGACAATTCTGAATAGCTCTTTTACCTCTGCGAACAGACTCTCAGAAGCCACTATGCAGCTGTTGTATGTAGAACCATAGACACCCCGTGGACTAAGCCTATCGTAACCTTCAAAAATTGAGTTCGGAGAATATAACCCGCGCCAAATCCTTGGATGGTATTGCCCAGGCAGCATTGACGACTCAGTGCCTTCGCCAGAAATCCACACATGACACTGCTGCAAACAAGCCTTAGCTACCGCAGCCCAATCCGTTCCATCAGGCAAATTAAATTTCTGCTCATACCAGTCACCCATTTGCGGGACATAACAAGTAACGCTTTCGGCAGTAACTACCGCCCATGCCAAATTTCCTTCCGAACTTTTGAATACGTACGTCTTACTCTCCATATAAACGCTCCCGACTGACAGTAGGCCTTACTCTAACCTGAGGTTCCCTCATGCAGAAAGAAAACCGAGCCAGCAATATCATCAAGATGATCAGTGTGCCGCGTGACTGGGCTCAGCACTATGCTGATCTGCTGGAAGAGCACTGCGCCTACGAAAAAGCCGAGCAAGTAAACAACTTTCTTGCACAGCCAACCGAGCAGCACCAGGGCGAACCGGTTGAGCTCGATGCATGGCAACCACTCATGGCAGCAGGCCAGATACAGCTTGGCGACTGGCTCAGCTTCACGGTGGCCGGCAAGTTCATCTGCGCACAGGCACGGGAGATCTTGAACCCAGGCACCTCCGCCGAGGAGGTTATCTATAACCGCCGACAGAACCACTATTTCGTCACGTCGATGGCGATCGACGGCA